TACTCCTTGCAGAATTTCCGTGAGCGTGTTGGCTCAATGGGAAATTTCAGATGGAAGAGTGGGCCTGCTGAACTTAATGCGCTCGGTGACTTCCTCTATGATAACACAGAAACTGCAGAAGAAATCAAGCAATTAGGTTGGAATAAGGCTGGCTTTTTTGTCTGGGGAAATGGCATCTTTAATGAGGGTAAATTCGTTGCTGTAGATGATTATGGCATTTGTAGGCTTGATAAGTATAATGAAGAGGGACAACTTGCCGGTACTGTGAATTACTACCTCCCTGCAATGTCAAAAATATATTCTGATAGAAAGGATATGTTCAAATTTGAACGGCTTTTCTCTAATCGTGAGAATCATTCAAGTGTGACACTACCTAACTACTGCAAGATGATGGCTGATGTGTTCGGTACTAATGCAAAGGTGGGTATCATGTTCCTTTTTGCAACGCTCTTCAGGGATATAGTTGTTAGCTTCACAAAGAACTTTCCTATTCTGAACCTATTTGGTCCCAAAGGCTCGGGAAAATCTGAACTCGGGCACACATTAATGAGTTTCTTCATTGCTGACAATACACCGCTGAATATTCAGAATGCGACGATAGCTGCTTTAGCTGATGCAATTGCTCAATGTAGTAATGCACTCGTACACATTGATGAGTATAAGAATTGCATTGACCCTGTTAAAATTGAATTCTTAAAAGGTTTGTATGACGGCACTGGGCGTAGTCGTATGAATATGGACCTCGACAAAAAGCGTGAGATTACTTCTGTTGACTCTGCTGTTATCCTTTCAGGGCAGGAAATGCCTACTGTTGACGTCGCTTTGTTCAGTCGTACGATTTACCTTACTTTCTCGCAGACGGTACATGATCGTGATGCAAAGGTGAAATTCAATGAACTGACCGCTATCCGTAAAATGGGCGTTAGTCATCTTACAAATGAAATTCTTTCTCATCGTACAGAGTTCGAGAACGCTTTTCATGATGCTTACAAATTAGTTTGTGATGACCTTTCGCTCGGTATTCAAGGCAACGAAGTTGAAGACCGCATCTGGCGAGATTGGGCAGTATTGCTCACTTCTTATAAGTGTCTCCTTTCCTGTATGTCACTTCCTTGGAGTTATGAAGAAATGAAGAATATTACAATTGAAGGTATTCGCCTGCAGAACCAGGAATGCGCATCGTCAAACGAAATGGGTAACTTCTGGGATATATTCCAATATATGAGCCAAAGCGGTATGATATATGACGAGGGCGATTACAAGATTAAATACCTTGATGCTATTTCTACGAATATCCTTGATAATCGCCTTTTCAACAAGAAGACAGCTGTACTTCTCATTCGCCCTAAACGCATTATTCTGCAGTTCAAAAAGGCTGCTAAGATGACAGACTCTAAGGCTATGAATGAGCGTAGTATCAGATTCTATTTGCAGACTTCTCCGGGCTATTTAGGTAAGAAAAAGGGGTCCGAACGCTTTAAGCTCATCATTGACGGCGAAGTACAGAAGAAATATGGATGCGGTGAGAATGGAGGAAGTCGTGAACTTGTGCAATTCGACAATCCTTTGTGTTTTGATTACGAACTTCTGAAGAGTAAATTTGATTTGAACTTAGAAACTTCACTTTCGAGCGGTGATAGTGAAGATGAAGATATGAATGAGGGGGCACTGCCTTTCCCTCCAGCACAATAACAAAATACATATAATATGAAAACATACGTAATCACACTATCAAGACATTTCCTTGCAAATCACAAACGAGCAGGGGAAGAAACACATTTCAAAGAGAAGTTCTTGTTAGGGCAAAGTTGTCCTGATTGTGCTTCGCCGCAAGATTTGTCGGGCATAAATATATCCGACTGTAACAGTTGTGTAAGGGTTTGCAGCTTCCCTAAGCTGCACACCATCAGAGCGAATTACCCTCTATGGGAGAAACGCATTAAGGAAGTGCAGGAGGGACGTGCTGTATTATCTGTCCGCCAATGGACGGGCAAGCCGTATAGGAGCAAGCAAGTGGAAATAGCAATGCTTACAGCCGAGAATGGCATCGGCATACAACGATTGGATATATTCGATTTTATGCGCCCTACAAAAGTTGATAGTAGCCAATTGGTTGATTTAACGAACTTGGCAAATAACGACGGGCTATCTTTTTCAGATTGGTATCATTGGTTCCGCTTGGCCGATGTAATAAAGCCTATGGTAATTATTCATTTTACTAAATTCAGATACTGATATGAGTAAAGATATTCACCATAGCTGCAAATGCACAGCGCAAAATTTCACTTTCGAAGAATGGTGCAAATATTTGGAACAGGGAGACAGACCCAAAATCGTGCATCAATACAAAAATTTTGGCTTCAACATCTGCGATGTATGCTTAACGCCGAATGTTAAGATAAAATGGGCTAATAAAACAAATTACTTTGAAGTCGTAACAGCACAATCAGACAACGGACGGTGGGATTTTGGACTCCATTATAATTTTTGGACGCAAGGCGGTTGCAGTGGTGCATCTTATGTTGATACGCTAAAAGACGGTTATAATACCGAGAAAGAAGCTGTTTCCGAAGCCTTGAATTCATTAGAAGAGAAATGCCAACGTGTTATAGATGAAATTCAATTCAGGGGCGGAGATATAGATGATGACGATAGTAACGAACCCGAAATTAGGGGTTCATCCGTACTTCCAACACTTAAAGAGGCTATGTCTAAGATTGCTCATTATAAAGAAGTATTCAGCCCTCGACAATTAGAATTGTTTGATTAGGCTTTTTGAATCCTAAGATTAGTTTTGATTTATGAACGGAATAACAATAAACAATAGAAATATACCCTATGGAATTGTACATACCCCCTAAGAAAACTAAATCACGTGCAGGGTCAACACCCTACGCAAGTAAGAGGAAAAAGAAACGTAAAAAGAATAAATAAATAAAAGAATTATGAAAGTAGAATTACAATGCGGTGATAGTTTCACCATTCCAGAGGGTTGCAAAGCAATCGTTAAGGACGGAAGTGTAATAATTGAGAAAGGAGAAAAAAATGAAACACAGGAGTTTAAGGACGGGGACGTGCTTGTACTTGTTGTAAACGGGAAAAGGTGCAATACTTTTATTTACAAAAGTACGGATAAAAGGGGTTTTCATTATTACTATGTTGGATTAGACGTATGCAATCAGATTTCTATCAGTGAATCTCCAAGCAACAGGTGGAGTAACAATGATTTATCTTACTCTACCGAAGAAGAAAAGCAACTTCTCTTCGACAAGATGAAAGAGCAAGGGTTAAAATGGAATGCAGAAGAGAAGCGAGTGGAGAAGATTAGGTGGAGAGCGAAAGATGGTAAGGAATATTATTATGTTGGCAATCAAGGAATCCTAATGGTAGATAAAGAAGATGGGCATTGTGCTGATCAAAATAGACACGAGTTTAGCAACTACTTCCGTACCAGCGAGCAAGCCGAAGAGGCTCTAAAGCGTGTGAAGGAAACATTGCGAAAGTATCACGAGGAGATAGGAGAATGAAGATATGAAAGCAAAAGATATAAGTACTTCTAAAAGGAATTAGAGAGTTAGTTTTTATACATACTTTTTAACGTTATAATTAAGATTATCGAGAGGGCTGCGTTGTGAAACGCGGTCCTCTTTTTTTGCTTGTGTGTGTTTCGTCTTTTCGATTGAAAAAACAATGAATTACACACGGCACACACACTCACACACACGCTGATTATCAATGAGTTACGAAGACCACATTTACACACATCTTACACACATTTACACACACAAGCACTGTTTTTATAGCTATTTTACTCTATTTACACACAAATATAGATATTACACACATTATTCATCTATAAATAAATTTATAATGTATTGAATATCAGTAACTTATAATTTTGTGTGTAGGTGTGTGTGCTGTGTGTAGTAAAAAACTATATCCCTGCATGGCAAGTCGTTTTCTTTTTGTACGAGGAAAAACGACTTGTTTTGTGTATAACATACGCTTTTTTTTACTATATTTGCGACATTAAATATCCTAATTATGAGCGATTTCAATGTCTACATCAAACTTAAACCTTTTGTTCAGCAGTTCATTCAACACGATTTCGGTACTCCTGCAGTCTTCCCCGACAAAGGCCCTGAAAATTCAACGATTCATCATTTTGTCATGCGTCGTCCTGACGATAAGGCCCCTGATGTTGAAGAGGACGGACTTACAGCTATTTCTATTCCCGACTCATGTACCAAACCTGCACGCTATTATAACTATTTAACTCCGCGAGGAAAAAAGGCCGTTGCGGAATGTTGCGAGTATCTTTTTAAACGCGCGTTGTGGAAAGAACTTGGAGATATGAGTGATATAGGGTGTAATATGATGACGGCTATTTATGCGTGGTGTGAACAGCATGGTATTGCTATTGATTATGCCGATACTATTCGCCAGCGGTGGTACCGATTGCGAAATGCATATATAAAGAATAATATAGATCTGACCGAAAAGAATAGACATGAAAGTCCTTTTTGATTTTTTAACAATAAAATAAATCTACGTTATACTGCTTTTTTTTCGCGCGCGAACACTCACAACGGATACATACAGTTACGTACTTTTTCAAACAAACACAAACAGATATGAAATTAAACACAATTATTCGCATTACGTTGATACCTGTAAAAAATATTACTTCGTATCGCAGACTTGACAGCTCTCATGTTGCTTTAACTCTTAAAACTGACATTGAGCCTTTGTCACACCTCAAAACACCAGCCTCATTATCTGTATCTTCTAAGGTAGATGATGGTTGCGTATCTTTCACTTCTAAACTCGTTTTCTCAACCTTATGTGACATTGACTGCACACAGAGATATATTGCCTTGTGCGAAACTTCTGCAGGAGAATGTCTTGCTGTTGGTACAGATACGCGTCCTTATTCTGTAATTACCCGTGTCGAAAATCACCCAGACAGCCCTTCAGATAGTCAACTGAATACCTATACTCTAACGTACTCATCCGTCAACAAACCACCTCTCGTTAAAAAATAGGTACTTTTATGCACATATTATATATTATATCTTTGTGCTAAATCTTTCGAATATGGAATACAAATTCATTATTTCTGGACAAATAGGTGTTGCATTTGATTGGTGGACGGGTCAGCGAGGCACGACCGCTAAAATGGTGCGTGACTTCCTGAATGAACACCAAGACGAAGAAGTAGATATCGCTGTTTCTTCGCCTGGTGGTTATGTAGATGCTGGTCTTGAAATCTATCAGATGATTAAGGATCATGGCAAAGTGAATATTCACATTCTTGGTATGACTGCAAGCGCAGCTACTTTCTTGACAATGGGTGCGAAATCTGTCGATATGTCCGAGGGGTCTTTGATGCTCATTCATAATGCTTCAACGGCTGTGATGGAATGGCAGTCAGCTAACAAAGAGCAGCTTGATGCGCTGATAGCAAAATATCAAAAGGAGCGTGATGATCTGAATACGATAGATAAGGTCATCGCTTCTCTCTATGCTAAGAAAAACGGCAAGTCGGTCGAGGACTGCATGGCTAAGATGCAAAAGGCGGCATGGCTTTCTCCTTCAGATGCACTTGATTTCGGTCTGATTGATAAAATTCGCGAAGATGACGATGCTGCACGCAAAGCTAATTCTATCCGCAACCATTTTAATAACAATATATTTCAAGAATTTGGCCTACCTCCTTTCCCTACAGCTACTGCTGATGAGGTCGTTGATGAGAAAGGTAATCCAACTAAATCGTTTATCCAAAAGTCGGTGGAGGCGGTTAAGGCTTTTTTCTCTAACAATCCCGCTAATTCTGTAAAAAACATGATTAAAATTTTCAAAAATGTCATGGACTTGCTGAATGTCAAAGATGGTTTCAATCCTGCAGAGGACGGGTCCATCAGTCTGACGCAAGACCAAATCAAGACTGTTGATGACCGTCTTGGTTCTTTGCAGAAAGACCTTGATGCTGCCAACACAGCTAAGGACGATTTGCAAAAGCAGTTGGATAAGGCTAATGCCGACCTCGCTGCAGCGAATGAAAAGTTGAACAATCTTTCAAAATCTCCCGGTGAGCAAACGCAGGGTAAGCCTGCTGACACCGAGAATGAGGAAGAGTCATTGAGTTTTGTTGACAAAGCTCGTAAAATGTACAACACTGTAAAAGATCTCTAAACATGGCAAAAGTAACTATTACTCCTGAAGCACTTGCTAAGAGTGCTGCTTCTTTCCGTCGCGAAATTCTGATGATGCCAGTATTCGCGCTCGGCGATTTCTTGAAACATGTTACCGTGCGCACTGGTATTCGCTATTCGGAGACCGTTGGCGAATTGACCGGTGACATGCAAATTGGTCCTTACGACCAGAATAGAGAGGATGATGAGGATGTAAGCATCGTTGCACGTACGCTTTACACCTATTTCGGTAGCGTAGTAAAGAACTTCTCTCCCAACTCTGTATATCAGTCAATCTACGGTTCTGCACTCACTAAGGGTGAGGGATTGAAGACAACTGATATCACAAGAACTGTGCTGAACTATCTCTCCTCTAAGGTCGGACAAAACTTGTATAAGAGTGTTTGGAAGGCTAAGCGCTCAGATACAGGTACTAAGACCATTGAACTTTTCAACGGCTTTGATACCATTACCGCTGATGAAATTACGGCTGGTAACATCGCAGCTGGTAAGGGTAATTTCTTGCAGCTTGATGTCACAAAGATTGACGCGACGAATGCTGTCGATACGTTGAAGAAAATTTGGCGTGCTGCTAATGAGCACTTGCGTGATCAGCAATGTAAGCTTTTCGTTCCGCCTTCAGTGCTCGACGCTTACAACGATGACTACAAGACTGTTACGGGCGCTATCCCTTACAACTTGCAGTATAAACAGACTTTCGTGGAGGGTTCTGAAAATCGTTGCGAAATCGTTGCACTTGCTAACAAGAGTGGGTCCGACTACATTCATCTGACTACAAAGAACAACATGCTCGTTGGTCTCAATCAAATGGGTGAGGATGAAACTGTTGCTGTTGAAAAGCATAAGCCATTTGTGTTGCAGTTCATCATGACGATGTTCTTCGGTTGTCAGTTCGAGTCTATTAGCCCAGAACGCTTGCTTGTTGCAAAGTACAAGGCTTAATATTTAATTTCTAAATTCTAAGAATATGGCTAAAAGTTGTACAGATATGGCCGACATCTATAAGAGTGTCGAGCATTGTCAAGGTCAGGTGTCTATGCCTGGCGCAATTGAAAAGGCTTATTTCCTCAAAAAGGCTAAGATCGCAAAGTGGCCGAAGCTTCCTTTTGCTGAAGCAACAGACATAGATAAGGTTGCTGTTTATGACGGCGACTTCGCCCTCGCTGCTGATGCAAAGTTTCACCGCATTGACCTCATGCCTAACGAAATGGAGCCGGAAAGTGAGCAGGTGGGTGCCTATGGCTCTTACCACTTCAATAACAAGGCGACCCTGCCTATACCTGGTACTGCTGAAAAGGCAACAGGTACTATCGCTATGATGAATAACGATGATGTTATCATTGTTATTTTCCAGCGTGACGGCAAGGCACGCATCATTGGTGATCCAGGTTTTCATACTAATGTGAAGCCCGCACAGAAGTGGGGTAAGAGCTCAAATGATGCTAACCAAACGAGCATCGAGGCCTCTTGCGAAAGTCTTGTTCCACTGCCTTTCTATCCAGGCAAGTTGGTTACTGATGACGGCGAAATTAGCGGCGCTACAGGTCAGTTGATTTCTCCTGCAGCAGCTGGTGTTCCTGGCGGTTAAAACTTCTCTGTTTTATAACATAACTTCTGTTTCAAGGCACGGCCGGCGTTTGCCGTCGTGCCTTCTTTATTAAAATAATTTATTATGAATGTAGATCCTAAATTTACAAAAGAAATTCAGGAGTGGTTGAATCAAGAACCTCTTCCTTTAGATTCTGCTTCTGCAGGTGCATCTTTGCTCTTGCGTATAGCACCTCGTAATCAAGCTTATGCTCGCTTTCTCTCTTTGTCTCTTCAGCGCCCTGAAGCAATCATTGATAAAATAGTTTATGAGCTGAAGCAACATCTTAAATATCGACTTGACGGCTTAACGCTTGATGAGGTGAATCTCCTTGATAAAGAGGTTATTCCGAGCGCTCAAAAACTTCTCGATAATGGCAAACCTGCTGCGGATGATGATGCGCTTCTGCTTGATACTGAGAATAAGCCTGTTATTCCTTTGCAGGTCAATATCTCTGATGATAGCGAGAAGCCTTGCTTTGTTCGTCAGTTAGGCCGTCGTGAGGACCATGATAAACTTTCTGAAGAGGTACAGCAGCTGTGGGTTGACAACGGTAACCTCTATAAGGATATCAAGGCCTTGTTTGAGGAACTAAAGGCGATGAACGACTTACCTTCATGTCAGCGTTATGATAAGCTGCAGCTGCTCGCGTCGATGGACGCTAAATATTTCAAGCAGATGGCTGCTTATGATGAAGCTGTCGTTGATACGATAACTCCAACAACGCCCTCGACTGAAAACACGGAAACTACACTTGATAACAGCGTTAATTCTGCACGTAGCTATTTGAGCAAGAATCAATCGAAGCTTGCTACCTTGAAGCTTGCTGTAGAGGGTGAGGGTGCTTCTGATAGTGACCGCGCTGCATTTACTGATTTGCTTGCGAAGATGCAACAGCGTGTTGATACTATTCGCAAAGCTGGTGCTGTTATCGGTGATGATTTGCGCACAAGTCTTGTTGCCTTAGGTCTTTCTTTCGATGATAAGCAAGAAAATACAACAGAATCTGAAACCGCTGAATAGTACTGCTTTGCAGTGCTATCTCGGTACTGGCATTCACACGCTCGGTCTGCTCGGGTGGATTCTCGAACAGACTGGGCGTGCTGATGTCTATGTTTCTACTTTTTCTACGAGTGAAGAGTTCTTAAATGGCTTTCTTAATCTTCGTAAAAAGGGACTTATTCGTCGTGCTGTAATGGTTGCAGACTTGAAAGCTTCAAAGAAGACGGTCAAGCTCAATCAGCTAATGTCATATTGCTTCGATGCTGCTTATTTGGGCATGAATCACTCTAAAATAGTGCTTGTGCAAACGGATGCTGGGCAGACTATTTCGGTAGCTTCAAGTCAGAATAATACTTACGGAGGACGTGCTGAGTGTACAATTATCTCTACATCGCAAGAAATTTTCCTTTCGCTATATGAGGGGTTGAAAAGAATAATTGATAATAGTTGTGAACTAAATGGAATATACAAAAGAGCAGTTGAAAATGATAGAAAAGTTAGCGCGTCAGCTGACTCCAGCGACTCAGATTGGTTGCCTTTTGGGTATTGACGAAGACGTTTTTTCGCTTGATATTCAAACAAAAGGTAATCCTGCGCGTATTGCATTTTTGAAGGGTATGTCGGTGACCGCTAATGACTTGCGCTGCAAGAACCTTGAACTTGCTGAAGCTTGCGCTCCTTCTGCTATTACACAATGCTTCTCTGACTTGAATAGAATGCTAATCGACTTACAATAAGATATGAGCCTGCCTGCTAATATTGATGACTATCAACTAAATCTTTTCGCCTCGATTGATGAGATGCGAGAAAAAATGTTGCCGGAACACGTTGTAAAACGCTTACTTCGTCTTCGGGCGTTGTACACATTTTGGCTGAATTATCCTCAAAAATCTTCTCGCGAAATCTTGAAACATGATCTTGATATGAATGCTGATATCAAGCAGCGTGAGGCGTATGATGATGTGCGCTTGCTGAAGATCTTAATCGGAAATATCGAAAAGGAGTCGAAAGAATGGCATCGGCATGTGTTCAATCAGCGCACAGAAGAGGTATATAAAAAGGCCATGGCTGCGCAAGATTTTCGGTCCGCCGAAAAAGCAAATGCGGATTATGCAAAATACAATCGTGTTGGTGAAATTGATGCCGTCCCTGTTGATTACAGCGAAATTAAACCGCTTATCATTGAGCCGACGGATGATCCATCTGTTGTCGGCATCAAGCCTGTTAAAGGACTTCGTGATAAGATTGCTAAGCTTAAAAAGAGGTTCGGTGCTGATCTGGAATATACTGATTTTGTTGAAGTGAAAGAAGATATAAATAGTTTCGAAGATGGCGACACAGGACAGGAAGAAAATCTATCTCAATGATGCGCAATATTATTCTCTTGCGATGTCTCCGCGTAACCTCATTGATGTCTGCGGCCGTGGTATCGGCAAGGGTCTTATTCAAGCTAAGCGCATGCTTGACCTTGTACAGTTCATGCCTCGCTGCTCGATAGGCTTTGTCGTGCCCTCCGTCAAGCGTGGTCTTACTAACATCTTGCCTTCTATCCTTATGCACCTGAATAATTGGGGGTATAAGAAAGATTTATTTTATTGTGTTGGGCATCGCCCTGCTAAGGCATCGAATTGGGCTAAACCGATTTGGGAGCCTGAAAGCTATGATAATGTTGTATCGTTCTACAATGGTTCATACGTGACGCTTATCTCGCAAGATAGAAGTGGTACAAGTAACTCTATGTCACTTGATGCTATCCTTATCGACGAAGCAAAATTTATAGATTTTGAGCAGCTTAAGAATGAAACTTTTCAGGCTAATCGTGGTAATGAAATGTATTTCGGGAACTGCTTTTTACATCACGGATTGACAATAACCTCTGATATGCCTGTAACGAAAGCAGGTTCATGGTTCCTTAATTTCGAAAAGCAGATGGACCCGGAATTGGTCGAAGTAGTTGAGGGCCTTATTTTCCAAATTTGGAAAGTCAAGCAAGCTGCAGCTAAATATCCGGAGAGGCAAGCGTATTATGCAAAAAAAATCAATGAATTGCAGTCTACCATTAATGAACTGCGTAGGCATCTTACTTTATATAAAGAGTATTCGAGCCTCGAAAATCTTGCTATCCTGGGCGAACAATTCTTTTATGATCAGAAACGTAACTTGCCTGCACTCACATTTGCAACATCTATTTTAGGGCTTCGTATAGGGCTGCAGATGGACGGCTTTTATAATTGCTTACGTCCGTCTAATCTCTACACTGCGCCAAAAACGTCGTATCTCGACGGCCTTGATTATGATTTCAAACGGCTTCAGGATGTCGACTGCAGGATGGATGCTGATCTTGAACCTGACAGACCGCTTATCATCACCTTTGATGCGAACCTAAATATTAACTGGTGTGTTGTCGGCCAGCTGGGGAATGACGGCAAGGCGCGTGTCGTAAATTCGCTATACGTAAAGTATGAACGCAAACTTCCTCAACTTGTTGAAGATTTCTGTAAATATTACGAATATTTCCCTAATCGTCAAGTCGTTTTTTATTATGATACAACCTTTATCAGTAATAACTATGCGGTCGGCAACGATGACTTTCACGCTGTGATTTGCAACGGCTTGAGGTCGCACGGCTGGTATGTTAATGATGTGTGCATCGGCAAACAGTGGAATCATATTGAGAAGCAGCTGCTCATCAATCGAATGTTTCAAGGACGTGCGAAACATCAGCTACTTTTCAATAGAGATAATAACCCTGACCTTCTCCTCTCTATCCAAACGGCAGGCGTGTACATGGGTAAGAAAGATAAGCGAGGGGAGAAGCTTGCTGAGACTGAAGAAGATAAGCTTGAAAATCGTACAGACGGCTCCGACGCTTTTGACACTTTTGCAATCGGTGTAGAGAAATTCCCTACATTCGATATCAACATGTCAGGCGCTGTCGTATCTTCGTTCAACGGACATTAGGCCCCCAGCCCCTAAAGGGGAGAGTAGGTCGCTACGCGGTGTTTTTGTGTTCGTAGCGAACCTTTTTTTTCTTCCAAATCCCAATCTCCTACTTTCAGATTTCGATGCAAAGGTAGAGGCGTCGGTTGTCTGAACCTGTGAACCTGTCACTTTTTGCAGTCGGAGCCTCCGTCATTTTTCGCTGCGCTGAAAAATAACGGCATCCAACATCAAAAAGGTGCCAGAACCCCAGCGTTCTGACACCCTGCCACCTCTTAACCTCGCATCGGAAATCGAAAGAAGGCGACCGGGCTTTGTACGGAATAAAAAAAAAGTTCACTCCTCACGTGGAAATCTCCAGTAAGGCTCTTGAACATTACCAGAATTTTAACCAATATGAATATGAAAAAGATTAATTTTTATGAGTATCTTCCTCAAAGATACGCAGCAACAAGTGAGCAAGTTGTTAAGGTGCGTAACCTTATTTACAATTTCAAAAGCGGTCGCAAGGAGGCTGCCAATTTTGCAGCTGATTTAATTGTGCGCTTAATGTGGAATTGGTATGGCCACAAGTGCAATGAATATACTATTGTGTGTGTGCCTGCTTCGTCTAATGCTGAATATCGTCATCGCTTTTGTTACTTTTCTCATGTTGTCGCTTGCCGTTGTCAGCAGGATAACGCTATGCAGCACATTCAAATTTTAGGCAAACGTGAAGCCTTGCATCGCACTGCAAATCATGTTGTGCAGGATAACGGCAACTATCATGTTGTTTTTGATAAGGAGTTCTTTGCAGGGCGCAAGGTTATTATATTCGATGACCTTGTTACAACAGGCACAACAGCGGAAAATTTTGCAGCACTTTTGCAGGAGGCAGGGGCAGAGGTTAAAGGCGCTTTGTTCATTGCTAAGTCGGTGAAAGGCATATCTAAAAAATCATATAATCAATATAAATAATCATCATCATTATGAAGAATTCTAATATTTGCAGTTGGGTTAAGGAAGAACAGCCTCGCTTTAAATTCGATAATGTAGGGGGCGATGTAGTTACTAATGCGGAATTGTTGTCTATCATCATAGGGAGTGGCAGCACGCAACTTAATGCTGTTGAGTTGTGCAGGGAACTACTGAATAATTGTGGGCAAAGTCTTGCGAGGTTGGCCCGGATGACAACGGCTGAACTTATGCGTTTTGAGGGCATAGGAAAGAGCAAGGCTCTTAGCATTAGGGCAGCCTTTGAACTCGCGAATCGTAGGCAGGCAGAGCAGGCGCATGATATTGTAGAATTTTCTTCTTCTCTCGCTATTTATGAGTATCTTTTGCCTAAAATGCGCGATTTATCTGTAGAGCAGGGGCATGCGTTGTTGCTTAATCAGCGTTATCAGCTTATTAAAGCGATAAAGATAAGCGAGGGGGGAATAACGGAAACGGCGGTTGATGTTCGCGTTATTCTAAAAGAGGCTTTATTGTGTAATGCTACAGTGATAGCCTTCGCACACAACCACCCGAGCGGTAGTGTTAGGCCGTCAGTGGCTGACGATAAACTTACAAGGCAATTGGAAAAGGCTTGCGAGGCTGTTCGCATCTATCTTGTTGACCATGTTATCGTAACGGATGGCAACTTCTATTCTTATCGTGACAACGGGAAATTATAAGATTGTTTTCCAAAAGAGTGGGCAGGCAGCTTTTGAGTTGCCTGCCTTTTTCGTGTGTTCACTCGCGACCGCAAGCAATTGCCTTGCAGTAACTTTGTTTTACATATTCCGCTAAACTCAAAGAGGCAATTGCCATGTCGGGCGTAGGGCGGTGGGGGGTACAAAAAGAGCGAAGTTCGCTTTTTTCTTTCAGTTAAAACGTTTCTCGCTGAATTTCAACATTTTAACTGATTGGGGTCGTGCAAAATCGGAATAAAAGCCGTGTTTTGTTGCTCCAATTTCCTCGAAAATCGGAGCCTCGCCAACAAAAACGCCCTTTTTGACTAACATTTTACCTGTTTCTTAAGCAATTGCCTTGCAATTTATTGTTATCGTTTCTTAGTATTCTCATCGCTTTAATTGCTTAAAATATTCCTTACAACGCCTTTTTTGGGTCTAAAATCATGTATTTGTGTTAAAATAGTGTTAAATCCGCAAATATGTATTGCGGATTTAATTTTTATTTCTATCTTTGCAACGTAAACAAATAACAACAACAATTAAAAGGTGAGACACACCATAACAACTGTTCAAAATTATGATTAATTCTTTTGTACTTTCAGCAATTAAAGAAAGCTATTACCTTAACAACAACATGAAAGAGATTTCTTTCAAAGAGTACCTTGAGAATGAGGCTGAGAACGAACCAAACTTCTTTTATGAACTCTTCGAAAATGAAGACTATGAGCAGAATTGGGATACTCTTTTATCTGAAGAAGATAGAGAAGAGTGGAATAATTTACTCAATAAGGCTAATGATATTTGGTCTAAGATGCTTAATGACGAAGAGGAGGAACAGCGTGCACGTGTTAAATCCCACATTGAAGATTTATTTGACGGAAAAGATATAGAGGGTTTCCGCGAGCTTGTTCAAAATCTGAATAGCTATGATAATTTTAGCAAACAATTCTCCGATGTAATTGATATGAACTATATCGACGAAGAGGAATATAAAGAAATCGTAAAAGAGGCTATCACTGAATATATTGAGAACAACGATATAGAAGTAAATATTAAGGTGTTAAATAATGCTGACGTTGTAGAGGATGGAGATAACAGCTTTACTTATAAAGGTGAAGAGTATCAAGGTTTCGATAGTTCGGACGGCGGAGATTTCAATTGCACAAGTTGTGAAAATTTTGATTTAATCAATGAGGCAGTGCAGGTGACTAACTGCGATGATAAAGAAGATTTAACAATGTATTTATGTGGCATGAATTTCGTCTACAAAAATATGATAGATGACGTGATGTGCAAGTTCTATTTCAAATAAATAATCTAATAAGTAGTAACCTTAACGCTGGGCTATCGGCATGACGGGCAATGAATATGAAAACTATTTTTTTAAGCGATAATTTCAAAGGTGTACAATCATTCTGCAAGGAGAACGGACTTTCTTTTTCAAAAAAGCAAGCTGAAAATAACCATTTTGATGTAGAGGTTGCGGTTGAGGATGGTAATTTCGTAGACTTTAGAGTATTTGACCCCTTTCAAAAAATATTCGACGGATATGTCTATCCTGACGGCTGGTCAAATTGGTTATTGGACTATGTAAGTGAAGATGAGGAGGAAGATGAATAATAAAAAATAGCCCTCTTATAAGTAGTAACTTTAACGCTGCGCTATCGGCATGACGGGCAATAAATATGAAAAAAGGTTTCAAAAAACATGAGGTGCAATGTACATGGTATGCAAATCAGAATGTAGGATGCAGAAGTATTTTCGAGTTAGATATAGAAATCAAGGCGTTTCGCTGGGTATCTTCGTCTTGGAATGGACTTTGTTACGAACGTGCAACCTTTTTCTGCTCGGATGCTGATTTTAAGAGATTACAGAATTTTCTTTCATCTTACACTGATTTTGAAGGTGTTACAATTGAATAAACATTATCTATTAGCCCTCCTGCTACGAAGTAAGAGGGCATAATTATATCGTGTAATTCACTTGTTTTTTTATAGCGAAACAAATTTGTTTCATTTTTGCACGAGATTTTGTTTGCACTTTTGATTTTCTTTTGTATATTTGCAGTGTACAAATAAATAATTAGCACATGAAAAATGTAACATTAAGAATTGATGACGCTCTCTACAACGAAATGAGCAAGAATGAAGGTATTTCATTTAATGAACAGATTAACGCTTCCTTACGCAAGCTTTCTGCAATTGAAAAAGCGAGCATGAATGAATTGCGCGGACGTTTCGAAGGTTCAGAATGGAAAGCTATTGTTGATAGCCTGAATGGTACTTATACACAAGACGAAACTTTTCGCTATTCGCAAGATGCTCTAATAGCACACATGGAGGATAGCGATTTATATGAAGGTATCGGCGCAAAGTGGAAAATAGATGTTAAGTCGCTTTGCGAAAAAATAAAGGCTTTATCATCTGCGCAAATAGATGCACTTTATTGTCGTGTTGAGAAGTTTTGGGAACATCCTGATACCGACCTCGACGCATGGGCTTTGTTTTGAAAAGTAGAGTATAAAGCTCCTTTTCGGAGATAAATTAATGTTTTGTGTTAAAATAGTGTTAAATCCGCAAATACAACTTGCGGATTTAATTTTTTATCTTATCTTTGCAATGTAATCAATTAACAACAACAATTAAAAGGTGAGACACACCATAACAACTGTAAGGATTATGACAACAATTGAGAATCTTCTAAAGAAGTTAGACGGCGTTAGAGTTTACACTGCTGGCACTGGTTCTATTTATGTATATTACAACAATCTTAAAGTTAGAGTATCGGACCACGAACCAAATTATGGCGCACCTAACAGACACAACGATAAATGTTTTTATCTGAAAGATATTGACGGCCACATCTTTGACATATATGATGTTGTTGCAGAAGTAGCTGAATATTTAGAGATAGAAATTAAAGGCACGCTAAAAGGCATGATTACTAAGCATCTTAATGCGGAAATGAAACTTGCTGAAGAGCGGTTCAAGTTTCATTTAGCTGCTGAAAAAGAACGCGAAGAAGCTGTTGCAGTCTATAATGCAAAATGCGAAAAGTTGAAAGCGATTGTTGATGCAAATAAGGAGGAAGTAGAGAAGATGTGGAATGAGGCAGATGCATACGGCGACCAGGCAAGCAATGGAGATAAGCGTCGCAAACGTAGAAGCAAGATGTTTAATAGACTTTTTACTGCAAGATTTGGGTTTGAACCTATTAATTCAGAAATTAGAAAATATTTGATGAATGAATAAATACATATTACAAAAGAGCAGCACCCGGCCTAATGGCTGGGTACTGACGGATAGAGAAAATGGCATCGTTATTACTTTCGATGAGGGTTTGTTTAACGAAAGTCAGAAAGTGACATTTTTAGAGGATGTTGAGAATCCGTGCGCTACAGAAATCGCACGTATTGTGCGAGAAATGGGCGAATGGGTTGCACGGCATCATGGTGCTATATGCTTCAAAAATACTTTTGTTTTTGAATTTAGTGAGGATGAAAGTGAGTTGCACCTTGTACGTACAAAGCCCCCTCGCTGGCGTCTGGTTCTAAATAGAGGCGAATTTGATAATATTAAGCTCGCAACATCTTTGCGGAAAGCAGCCGAATTTCTAACTAAAAAAGTGAGATGATGAAAAAAATTGCGATTGTGAGAGTGGCGCATCAGCATGGAGTTACAATTCCGATGATCGCCGATAAATTAGGGTTGAAAGAACGTACGCTATCCTGGCGCATGGCACAAGATATGCGCTTAAGCTTTCTTTATGAAATTGCACAAGCAATAGGTTGCGATGTAACAGATTTATTTGTAGACGTTTGATATTTCCATTAAAAGTGTTAAATTTTCTATTGATAACAAAAAAGTAAGCAAAATATTTGGAGGTTGCTTACTTTTTTGTTATCTTTGCATTGTGATTAAAACAAAGAGTTCTTAAATTTAATGAAACATTCAGAACTTATTCGTAAGTTGAAAAAGGCCGGATGCCTTTTGAAACGACATGGTGCTTCGCATGATGTTTGGATTAATCCTAAAACAGGAGCGAGAACAACAATACCGAGGCACGGAAGCAAGGAGATTAAGGAGAAAACAGCTAAGTCTATCCTTAAAGACCTCTTGAATGAGTAAAGGAGGGCCACCTGCAATAGGGTGGGTGGCTTCTCTTTTTCTTGAATGAATATAGATGTGATAGGACATTTTAAAAATATTATAAATATGGAAAAGATTATTGCAAAAGTTGAACGTGAGCCAGGAGAGAAAAATTTTTCTTGTGTGCTTGAAGTGGATAGTGTTAAGGCGCGTGTTCTTGGTCAAGGGAGTTCTGCAAAGGCTGCAATTGCCGATATGCTTTCAGGCTGGGAGGACACTAAGCTTGATTTGAAAGAGGATGGTATTAGAGTTCCTGAATTAGAAATTGAATATACTTTTGATGTAGGGGCTTTATTTAACTATTATGACTTTATAAATGTTGCAGGCGTTTCAAGAGAAATTGGTGTCAGCGAAGCTGTTATGCGTCAATATGCAGTTGGTACAAGGAGACCCAGTCAAGAGCGTAAGCAACTGATTGTTCAAGGCATCAAGTCGCTCGCTAAGAAAATAGAAGTAGTGAGTGTTTATTGATAGAATATTGAATGCTTCATGCTTCAATTAAGTAAAAGAACTCTTGCCTCCCATGCGTGAGCATCGGAGGCTTTTTTATGTGTATGACTATGTGTCTAAATTTAATTGTAAAATAAACTCTCTAATCGTTTGTAGGTTAGGGAGTTTTTATTTACTTTTGCATATACCAACTTTTCATAAAGTTGAAGGTTATTTGTATAGGCTTTTTGCTTGTGAAAGTAGAAAGCCATTTTATCACGAAATATTATAACTCTTAATAATTAAAAGTATGCAAGAAACAAAATTAAAAATTGATGATGATTTAGTAGAGTATCTGAATGCAAAGCAAGACGCAGAAAAAATTGTCAATGACATTATTCGTAACATGAAAGCGAATGACGAAGAAACTCTTAAAAAAGATGCAGTGAAAGCAGATGAGCATTCTTGTGAAGTACAAGGTTCAGAAAAAGACCTTAAGCCTGGTGATATGAGTCCTAAAAAGGCTCTTCTCTTCATGATCCTCTTCACGGTAGGTATGATTCTTTTGGTATCTATTGTAAAAAGCTGTAGTAACACAAAACCTGTTAAAAACAATTCATCAGAGTTTTCATGGTCAGATACGGACTCTGTAGCTACAGCTCCAGAAGAGACTCCAGTCAAAAAAAATGTAGAAAATAAAATAAGTTGGGATTTTCATTTTGATACCGATAAAATGACGAGTTCAAAGAATGTCTGGGCTTCTATTTTAAGCGATAATTCTATTGATTTAGACCCGCCTTATCATTCAGCGAATGCGAAAATTACAGTTCGCTATATGAAAAAATTTGGTGGTTATGATGCTATTATTTCTATTACAGACGGTCAGATTTATGGTAATGAATATAGTAATGATAACTATATCCTTGCTCGTTTTGACAACGGACAACCTATAAAATATTGGTTCAATGAGCCCTCTGATGGTTCGAGTGAATCTGTTTTTATTCGTAGAACAAGTGATTTTATTGCTCGTTGTAAAAAAGCTAAGGATATCAAGATAGAAATTCCTATATTTGAAGGTGGACGCCCCATATTTGAATTTCATGTTGATGAGCCTTTAAAATGGAAAACTGAATAATTTTATATAACTTTTCCCCGAAATCTCTTGCAGGTTTCGGGGATATTTCTTAATTTTGCCATTGGTTATAAGATGATAGTAGACTATTCCGGTGAGCAGCGGTTACTTGCTCGGCAAAATTGCTCGGGCCTTTTTTATGCCCATACTAACATACTGGCGGTTGCCTTCTCGTAGATATTTCAAAGCCCATCGGGTAGAGACATCATCTTATAACCAGCGAGATAGGCGACCGCCTTTCCGTTTTACCGGCAACGCAGCGGACCTGCAGAAAAGGTTATAAGATGATGCAATATGCAGCAACAGACTATCCAATTCGACGGAGCGCAAATTCAACAGCGCGTCGATGTTCGCGCAATGTTTGCGAACGCAGTAAATTCAGTAAACAACTATCTTAACCAGCGCAGCGAGGTGTATTCGCGGTTGTGTGACTTCTCCGTGACACGCCGCACGGTGCTCTACATGCACTTAGGTACAATCTGCTTAGGTGTGAGCGTCTTTGCGGTTGTCTCTCACCCTCTCGTAGCTATTCCTGCTGCTGCTTGTGCCGGCTGGCTTGTGTATAGACTTAACAATAAAGAAAAACGAAAAAAGTAACACTTAGTTAGTCAGCAGCACAATTAATAGTGTGAGTCGGTTGTCTTGATGCTGGATGAGTCGACTTGCACGTAACTCTTTACTAAATAATAAAAGGAAAATGAAAACATCTATAGTTGATAGATATTTCTCTTACACACGTATAAATGTAGAGAAAGATTGGCTTAAATTGCTGAATAACACAATTTACAGAGAAGATAAACTATTTAATATGATTTCGCTATGACAAAGTTAAATTTAAATCAGCAAGCAACTGAAGCTTTAGAAGATCTTCTTGATACTAATGCACTTGAGGTGAGAATATCTCTTTGCAATGATATTACAGACAAAATTTTGTCAGGCGATGATTTTTCTGATGAAGAGCTGCTTGATTATGTGCGCAGCTTTCATTCGCTCAGAAGACAATTAGAAACAATTTTAAAAGGTAAAAAAGATGAATGAGATTAATAAAATAGAGCGTAACGTACTTGATGCGTACTTTAGCACGCGTGTTAATAACGCTCCTCCTCCCTCACAAAGTAATCTTTTTGTCGCTGACAACAAGACTACACTTGAAATTGTCGAGGCGTTAGATAGTACTTATCCGCTTACACAGCAGGATGTTGTTAGCTATATGACAGAAAATGGTTACATACTCGAACCTGATGAATCGGGCGGGCTAATTTGGAAAATTTGGAGGCTGAGATAATTTTTTCTCAGTTTTGAACGTAGAAATACATTTTTTTACATATCTTTGTTTTAATATTCGCCTGGAAACAGGCATTTGGTTAAAAATCAGCTGCAGGCGTCGTGAGGACGTTTGCAGCTTTTTTTATTGTATATAACCTACCTACCTCATATTTGTATTTTTGTTTACTTGTATTCCCTGCTATCTTTGTGTTGTAAATCGATTTGATATGATTACTATCTTAAAATCTCTTTCAGGCACCTATTTCAGTGCATCAATTCCCGATATATCCTTCACGATTGGGGGCAGTCGCGCAGGCGTTGTCATGACAATTGACGGCGTGCGAATGTATGACGAACATCTGTATCAGTACGACGGCAGCATTGAACTCACCGACCTCTCCGCACTCTTCACTTCGTATGCACATGCGAGGTTGAGCGTAGATGTTGTTGTGACAATTACAGACCTCGGCGACGATGACGCTGTGATTGATACAAAGACGTTGAATGCTAAAGTTGTATATTGTGCTGCTGACTTCACACAAGGCACTGTAACGGCTAATGCCGAAGACTTCTTGCGTACGCATTTTCTGTCTATTTACAGCGGTGACCGCGTGTCGGCCTTAGGTCGCTTGGAGTTCCTACACTATCTCGGTACTGACTCGGCTGCTGTCAAGGCGACCTATGTCGACGGCTCAACGGCTGACTTCGCTGCAACTAAGGTGCAAGGTAATAGCAAATATTCAACTATTGACGTGTCGCCCTCGCGCTTCACAAAAGCTGATAAGGTGCTTGACTTTTTTGTTGTCAAGGCTGGCGAGCGTACACAAAAATATACGATAGACTGGACCCACCCTGATTGCGCACCTATCTTGATGTTTGAGAACTCTTTCGGCTGTGATGAATTGATGTATTGCGTAGGTAAGCATCAAGTCAGCCCCTCATTCAAGCGCACAACGGCGAATGTGCTGGGTAAGACGCGTAATATAGAGATTGTTGAAAATCGATTGTTCAAAGCTGATACTGGCTATCTCACGATTGCACAACAGAACTGGGTAGATGAACTCTTTCGCGCTGAGCGCGTGCATGTCGTGAATTTCGTTAACGGACAGCCTGTTGTCGGCAAGGAGGTGACACTTACAGAGTCGAAATCGGAGGTTTCAAACCTTGATGATGAGATAGCACGCTTCACGTTCTCTTATCAGTATGCACAGCGCATTCACAACGTTATTGACCTGCAGCGTGCGGGACGAATTTTCGACAATACTTTTGATAATACTTTTGACTAATGAATAAGCCTATTCACATCACAGAAATGCGCAAGCAGCTTGATATAGCTGCTATCCGCAAGCAACTTGTAAATCTAAAATGCTGGAAGCTCAAAACAGGTGACATTATTGAGTATAAAGGCTGGCTGGTAAAGTCGGGACATTGGCGCGGTGGCACTCATCGCCTGATAAATCCTAAAAATCGGCAAATTCGCGAGGTGCGCGATGTGTGTATCTTTGAGTTTATGGGCGCAGAAATCTATATGTAAAAATGGAAAATGATTCAACGTTGAACTTTATCGAAAAGCGCGGAGATTACGAAATCTATAGCGCTCCTGCTGCTGGCTTTACGAATGGGCACAGCGCCTCGGCTAATGCGGAGTATTCCGAGAATTCCTCCGTTGTCTTTGACGATAGTGGTATCATTCAGCCTCGCACGTTCACGCAAGGGGGCAAAACTTATAAGTATATCCCCTTTGGCCCCGATGACATGTTGCCTTATCACATCATTGAAAAGGTAGGCGAAAACATGGTCATGGCCCAAAACAAGCTCTTCAACGCACTCACGTGTTATGGGCAGGGTGTACGCTTCTATGACATCGCTACTGAAAAGAAGACGCGAGACCGAGAAATTCGCGACTTCTATTTTCGCAATCAACTCAACCGCTTCTTTATTGAACAGGTGCTTGATATGAAGTATTTCTTTTTTACGGTTACGGTTATTGTGCTCGACAATGAGGGGTGTCACATCGTGCAGGTACGACATAAAGAAAGTTGCTTCTGTCGTTTTGAAAAAGCCGACGATAACGGCCGTATCAATCACGTTTTCTACGCAAACTGGAGAAATACGGTGCAAGATGGTGACGTGGAAATCATTGAGTTGCTTGACGAAATAGACCCCTGGGGAGATTTACGTGTGCGCATGGGCCTTGACCCTGACCCAGCTACAGGCGAGTGTCGTAGGGCTGCTCGTGGTGACGCTTTCGGTCGTGCTACACGCACTCGTAAATTTGCTATCCTTACAAGATTCCCCACGCCAGGTTATCAGTACTATCCTATTCCTTTT